TCCGTTTTAGCGGCGTTCCCTTTTCCTGTTGCGAACTTTGCACGACATGTTGGCGGTATGTCAATGTAAAAAATGTTGCGTTCCCATAGTCGCATTCGCACAGCGCCACCGAGTTCGCCAATGCTATGTGCCTGACTATTGCGTGAACCAAATGAATAACTTTCAATAGCAACAACCTCTATATTGTTATCAATAATTGCGTCTAAAACTGCAAGTGAAATTATTGACAAACGTTCCGCCCCTTTTGCGGAAGTGCTGATAACCCCAGTGTTTCCGTTGATTGACACGCCAGTAGATGTCAAAGATAGGTCAAGCCCCATGACGTTCATGGAATGCACACTAGCATGATGATGTATACTTAGAGTACCTAGTGCCACGGAGGTTAAAGTGTCTGGTATTACACCACCATCAATTCTAACAATGCAATATGCTGTAGACATTGATTTTAAAAAGTATGTAAACCTTGCATTCCCTTACCGTATAAAAATTGAGCATATCTGGTTTACTGCTGACGATAGCCTCAGTGGTGACAATGTTGGCGATAACTATTCCCTTGAGCGCGTGCTACGGCTCGGCGCGGTTAAGCATCGCAATGCGGCAACCGCTGGTCAGGCGGCAAGCGACAAGAACCTATGCTGGGCTTCAGGATTTAACTGGTATGGACCAAGCACCAGTCTCACGACGGAAGATAAGCCAAGTATTTGGTTTGGTAACCCCGACATGCGTGATGGCGTAGAGGATAGCGACCCAGAGACGCCAGAGCAGGAAGTCCAATATGACGACTGGTGGGATACCGAAATCGTCTTCAGGAGCACCGTTCGCCCACTTCCAACCCCTGAAAAGATGTCCTATTGGTACAACTATGCGTGGGACGAGCCAATGTTTAACAACCAGAAGTACAAAACTGACCTTTCTGTAATGAACCCAGATGAAGTGCTGTCTCTCTTCGTTTATCAGGATGGTGGAAACTGGGCAGACTATGCCTCGGAGAGCGGAATCGCCACAATTTTCGTTGCCTACACTGGCGTTGGTGGTTCTCCCGCCAGTGCACCAACACGCATCTGGGATTGATATTGTTGCCTTATGGCAATGAAAACAGTTTGGTTTTGGAAGGGACATCAACTAGATAGCAGATGGGCAAAAGTCGCTAATTTTGCGACCGATGAACACCCAATCCCGTCAACCATTGAGGCAGATGTATGTCCAACTGCCTCGGAGCCGCTTTCATTTTGTGAACTTGATTCACATGGAAATTTGTGCGTCACATTGCTGGATGAGCAATTTTCGGCAGCACCAGATTTATGGTTCGTCCTTGAAGAGGTAACGTTTCCCACAGAATTAGTGACGCTCCATGCGATGACTGGCGGAGCATTCCCTAAGGGCACTGTTATTGCCGTTAAAGATATCCGTAATTTTAGTATCAAACCTTCAGACCGTGTTGGGTACGTGAAATGGTTTAAGAAAGATTCACGAATTCAGCAAGTTACGGTCGCTGAAAATTGGCGACGGATGCGCATTAGTACGGTGTTATTTGGCGTTGCAGACATCGTGATTGTTGCTGGAAACTATGGAAAGTACCTAAATGGTGGCGACATCACGACTAGCGATGGAGAAAACTTGCGTCAGGCATGGAGCCATTCTTCGCGCGTTTCACCAAGAATTGGCTCAGTGGAGAATGCTGCTAATCCCAAGAATGCCTAGCAAGACCAAGGTCAAAAGCCAATTGAGGATTATTTCCTATTCTCGTGTGGCATGGTCGGCAAATACACATAAGGTTAGATTCATCCAGAATTGACCCACCCTGCGAGCGGCGAACTAGTTCATGGACATCAACTGAGCGATTTCTGGTGTAAACGAGTTTGCCGTCATGCTCTGCGAATACAGGACATGCTTCACAAAGTGGGCGTTCCTCAAGTAGCCGAGCAACCAGTGGACGCCGAAGCCTGTATTCAGCCTCCTTTTTAGGGGAGCGGTAGCGCATTAGTTGGTCTTGCTGCGACGGTACGATTTTGGCTTTTCAGTGAAGTCTTTCTTGCCACACTGCAGACAGGTTTTGCCCCACGGATAAAAGCGGGTCATGTTTGTTGGATGTTGGCAATCTAAGAGTTTTGCGGCTCCAGCGTTACAGCATTCACGGACAAACTCCGACATGGAGATTCCTTGCTTTTCTGCAGCATCCTTCCAACGCTGATGGTCAGTTTCGCTAGCGCGTACGAGTACCTGTTTTGCTGCTGGCTCACCGGGCTTTGAGCCTGTATTGGTTGAGCGCGTCATGTCCAATGTCTCTGCGACTTTATCCATTGCCGCTTCAACGTTGTCTGGCGTTTCGTTACTCATTTTCAATTACCTCTGCATCAATTGGTTGATTTAATTCGGCACTTTGCAGCATTCGCTGATTTGATGTATTAGAGCCTAGTATTTCTTGAATCGTATCCTCTGGCAGTACGCCAGATTCTCCCATAATTTGAAGAAGTTTTCTAACTTCTTCCTCTGGATTGAAGGCATTTAGTGCTGCTGGACGTTCTGCGCCAGCGAGGGTTGCGCGAATAGGGCTGTTCCCTACAGAGGAAATATCCATCTGAATGTTGACGTTGTTCTGCTCCATTCCAAGAAGTTTGGAACGTCTATCCATGATAGATAGGGCTGTCTGGACAGCCTTCATATCGGGTTCTACTGCAACCTCTGTTCCGTCATCCATTTTGACCCTGCGATGCTGCGTCAGTGGCCAGATGGCCGCCTGAAGTGCATCTAGGCGCTCCAGTTCCATCCGAAGAACCTCTGGGTACGCCATGAGCGCCTCAGAGTTCATTTTCTGCAGTTGGCGACGGATTGCATTGCCGACTGCGCTGGTGGTCATATTGAACCTTCGCGCGATTTCTGCCTGAGTTACACCGCTCTGACGCATTTTGAAAATACGCAAGTCGCGCTCTGCAAGAAATTCTTTATTTAGACCTTGCTGGGAGTTTGTCATCAGTCAACCTTCATAAATTCCAACACTTCAAATGGGAAGATTTTACCTCTCTTCATCTTAGTTGGAAATTGACGCAAATCTCGCGCCCCTCGGAAATGCTTGACATCATAAACGTAACCCTCAGTTGAGGTTGGGTCTGGGGTGAGGGATAAACCAAACTCTGGCCAGCGTGACCATACTGCTGAACCGAATGGTCGCAGGTCGCGCCCACCGATTGATGAGCCGAGAGGGGCGTGGTGCTCTAGCCACATAGCACAACCGTAGACATCGCGAAGCGTGTCAAGATATTTCGCTACTTCAATTGCGATGCTTTCACTCGTTCGTCCGCCGGGGTCAATAAAAGATTTATAGAGCGGACCCATAATTAACAACTGAGGCTTTGCGTCCTCAATCGCTTCTTCAAGGATTGCTCTATCTGATGCTTTCAGTAAGTCAAGACCTGCGGGCTTAATGAGCAGGTGAGCCTCCGCTTTGCGGACATGTCCGTAATGCAGTGCTGCTCCCATAATTTGCTTTGACGTACGGCGAATGATGCGTTCTGGGTTTTCTAGGTCAACAGTTAACGTTCGGATAGGCGCAATCTTGGACATAGTGAACGGGTGGAGTCCTGCTGCCGAGCAGAGTGCAATCTGTCGCGCAAGCATTGTCTTGCCAACACCTTCTGCTGCAACGACGATTACGCGCTCGCCTTTTTCAATAAGTTGCGGAATGACCCAATCATACAAATCGGACTCTGCTTCATTGAGGAAGTCTTGCCATACGACTAGACGCCCCTTGTCCCCAACTTCCTGCCTATTCGTGGAGTTGAGTAGGAGCGATGCCCTATTCAGTTTTTGTTCTAGTGAAATATCATCCCGCGTAAGGATTGCTTGCATGCCACGGAGAATCTCATCAGAAGCATCATCCGCGATAGTCAACTCTTCAGTATTTGGGGACGCCTGTTCTTCCTGCTCTTGTTCGTTAAATTCCAGAAGGTCATCTAGCCCGAGACCGTGCTCAAGCATTTCAGATACGTCTTTGTGACCTTGTGGTGGGATGAACTTTGCAACAGTACATCCCGCTGACTCAAGGGTGGAACTAACTAGTTCTACGTGTTCTCGCCCAACATCATCCCTGTCAGAAATGATGAAAACATTTGCCCCAGCAAGCGCTTCCGTGTGAATGTCCTGCCATTTGCCAGCGCCATTCGGAGGAGTGGTGGCGCATAGTCCGAGTGCAACGAGATTGTCTGCGTCTTTCTCGCCTTCCACAAGCCATATGATTTCTCCTTTTTGTTTAGCAAGTAGCACTTCAGGCAGTCGGTA